TGTGAATCTATGAACTTTACGCGTAATTGATTATTGTTAAGGGTTTGCTCTATCAAGAACTTTGCACCATTGATAAGCTGATTAATATCGGCACTAGGTCCCGTCACACCAAAGTTTGCTCCCTCTGGTAAATAAATTATCTTATCTACGCCTAAACTGATGCGAGATCTATCATCTACGCCTGTAACAAACTTGACACCTATTGCACCAAGTCTGATACACAGGGATATTTCCATAGCTGCTACTGAAAGAGCTAGGTCTGCTCTAACTACATCCTCTGCACCACCTACGTAAAAGTCTCTGATAGGTTGATACCTGTGAGCAAAGCATACTGGGATGATACCATAGGGATTGATATCGCCTTCGTTGAACGACACCTTTTCTCCATCGGCATTGATACCGAAGTGTCTGCCTGGCATCCCATCGCGTTCTTCTGTCCAAACGACAAACTCTTGGGAGCTAAGACGAGACATACCTTCGTTCTCAAGTGCGTAGACTACTCCAAACGGCTTTTTCTCTCCAGGCAAGAATAGTGGCTCAAAGAATGGTAATAGCTCATACTCGACCATATTCTTTCTGGGGTTCCAAACACTACGAAAAGCCATGGTTCCTAATAGGAAAGTCAATTGCTCTAGCTGTCTACGTTTGGTATTGAGATCTTGCATATCCGCAAGGTCAACATACCTACTGTCCACATTCATACGCGGTGGTCTTCGGTAACTTTGCGCCCTGGCTTTGCAAACTCTTTTGGTTAAGTTTTGTGAGAATAGCGGAACCTGTTGTAGGGATTCTGAACCAAAATACTCTCCTACGTATTCTTCCATGTTGATACCTTCGTAAAAATCTAGAAGGTACTCACGCTCTTTTGTGCGCTGTGTTTCTATTCTGTTTAGATAGTCCGAAAGGCTATCGATAATAATCTGTTCTGATAAATCTTGTATAATCATTAAAACTCTATAACTCCTGCGGTTCTACTACGTATAGGGAAAAGGTTGACGAATAGATAGCGAGTCGCATCACAGGCGTGGTCATTTAAACCATCTTTCAACGGCTCTTCCTTCAGTCTTTGGTCTTTTTTCTTTTCTGGATAGCGGTAGTTTTCAAAGCTAGATATGAATCGTTTGCATTTGCTGTCAACGAAGAAATGTGGATTTCCTGCTGCATCCTCAAACCAGGTCCTCATGTGTGAGATACCATTGGGTATGTTTCTGGATACTTTGTCTCTGCGAAAATCTACGCGTATGCCCTTCTTTTTAAATATCTCTATGTCTCCAATTCCAGATTGGGCCTGTACTCCGCCACCAGCAGGATCACCAAAGTGTCGTATTATTGGATAAGACTTCGCTTTTATTTTGTCTGCAAAGTCCTCTGTCTTGATATTCTCTTCCCATACCTCATCAATTAAGTAGACTTTATCTTTGTCTCTTCTTGAATCGACTTGGAAGAATCCTGCTGCGCTTGTCCTGTACCCGAAATCGATACCACAGTATGTGGGCAGATTTGGGTTATACTTGAGTTTTCTAGTGTGTACGGTGCGGTCATACGGAAAGACCCTACCACTAAATGATGTGAATTGTGCGAGGAATTCTTGCTCATATGTTTCCCTGGTTAAAGTTTTCTTCAACTCTTCTATGTCATCCTTAAAATACGGAGACTCTGTTGATGGGTGTTGCCAAGACTCCCAATCTGGGAACTCTTCTGACTTGCCACGCTGCCAGAGGTCGTATATCCAATTGTATCCTTCTGGGGTAGTAGTGAACAATGCCCAGCCTTGTCTATCGGCTAGAGTAGGTCTGAGGTATTGCTCCCAAACTATCTTTCGTATCTTTGCTGCTTCTTCTATGATCAAACAATCTATACCATCTCCTACGAGTGTCTCTGGACGGTCTGCTGACTTTACGGATATCTCTGAGTTCAGTCCCGCTAGTTTCATGTAGTGGACTGCTCCGCTGATTTCTTTTTTGTACGCTATTGGTAATCTAAGCTTAGTGATAACATCTATCTTTACCTCACGCATTATCTTATCAGCTAGGTCAAGCGTGGGTGCTGCTATCCATATTCTTTTGTTTGGGGTAAGTAGATACGGAAGGATCTCTTTGGCTGCTGAGTAGGACTTGCCCGATCTACGGCCTTGGACATTTACGCGGAATCGCGCTGCGGAGTTATGTACCTTTAATTGATTAGGCGAGGGCTGGTACTTCAGTACCTTCCAAAGCTTCGTCTTGTTTAATACTCTTCTTCTCAATAGGAGAATCCTCGTATCCGCATTCTTTCAATAGATTTTCTAGGTTACCTACTAATTCAAGCTCGTTGCGGTCTGATTGCCCTAAGTATTGCTTACCTAAGAATATCAGCATTGCATTGGAGCCTTGCTCGGCTGTCTTCCATTGTAGTTGGCGTAGCTTGATCTTCATGCTTTCCCTGCCACGCTCTAGCTCATCTTTGAATCTTTTACGTATGGTGTGTTCATCGCAATTGTGTAGCTTTGCGATCTCTACTGTAGAGCAACCGAAACTTGCTAACATCTCTACTTTGTCAGCATCGATTTCTATCATTGGTCTACCGCGTTTTTTCTTTTCCATAGGATTCCTTTGTTTCACTAAATAGTGTCTTCGTTGACATCGCTTGGAAATAGGTCCCAGCATTTCTTCAATGCTCTTCTCCAATAGGTCTTTGCCGATGAATCTGATATGCCCAAGCTAGAGGCTATCATTGGAAATGTATGTGATTTTAACCGCATACGAAATACTTCTAGTTCTCTACTGGATAGAGTGTCGTATGCTTGGTGCGCTTTAAGCTGCCAATGTCGGAGGTTGGGGGCGATTAGGCCAGATCGGAAGATAGCCAACTTTTGAAAGAACTCGTCTCCTAGGTCAATGGATTCCAGGAGGCGTTCATAGTCTTTGTTAGTGATTAGTGGATAGTCCATTTTGCAACAACTTTCTTAGCAAAAAAATAAAAAAAAATTTTACGCGCAAGGTACGTCGCACAGATTTTTTTGACCTTGTGGATCGCAAAAATACTCATATATACTCAATCCTGGAGCTTTGCGTTTTGTTAGTTCGCGTAACATTGTCGACAAAATAACCATTTAAAACTTTTTAAGCTAGTTGATCTGTTTAAATTCAACTTTTTTAAATTCGCTTTGTTTAGTTTGTGCGGACGCTCTCCGAAAAATTATATTAAATCTTTGTTATATATAGTTATTGTAATAATAATTGTTGCTTTAATACCTTGTTTATATATATATTAAGCTATCAAATAACATAAGGATAAATAAAAATGAATTTATTAACACAAAATGGTAAAATAAAAAAGACCGCGAAATATTTTGACGTTAAACTATTTAATTTTTCAATTCCCGCATATAAATCTAAAAATGGTGAGATAACTTGTCCAATGGCAGACAAGTGCATTAAATTTTGTTACGCTCAAAAAGGTATGTATAAATTTTCTAGTAAATGGAGCGAAATAAAATTTGAACTAACAAAGCAAAATAATTTCATTGATCTAATGAACAAAGAAATTAAAAGTAAAAAAGCGGAATTTGTGCGGGTACATGACTCGGGTGATTATTATAGCACCGATTACTTAAATAAATGGCTACAAATTGCAAAAGATAATCCAAAAGTAAAGTTTTATTCTTATACAAATTCCATATCGTGGGTTAAGTCTTTAATTGAATTTGATTTAATCCCAAGTAATTTTGATTTTATTTTTTCAGATAGTGGTAAAGAAAGTCATTTAATTAACAAAGAATTAGATCGTCATACAAAAATTTTTGGTAGTGAAAAAGCACTTAAAAAAGCCAATTATAAAGATTCAAGTAAATACGATCTATATGCTACCAAATGGTATAATAAGTCTAATAATGTTGGCTTAATATTTCATTAAATCCTATCTGACGAGTTTATAAAAGCGAAATAAAAGCATTAAATATTTTTGGTGCTTTTATCATAGGTTATAACAATATAAGGGACTAAATAAAATGAATGATAAAAAACTATTAAATAAAGATAGTGTTATTTCAAATAAAAGACCATTT